GCTATAGGCTTGTCCCGCCATACCTGACATTACGCGCAATACATTGTAATTCACGGCATACACGCGGAGCTTGGCATCTATGACAGAACCCTCCAATGCACAACCGATAAATGGTTCGATATCGGCAACAAAGCTACCGGGGAGACCATCAGTATCGAAGGCACAGTTCTCGATAAGAGTGTTGTTGTATCCAACAGTGATCTGGAGAGTGGCGGTATCGATACGGGAGAAGTTGGCTGAGCCAGATGGCTGATGTTCCTCAGGCTTGAGAGCGAATGAGTAAACATTGATACCAGGGCTGCGTGGAATGTTGGTGTGGTGCTGGTATGGCTGCACCAAGTTGAAGTATGAACCCTCGCGAGTGGCAAAGCGATCATGTCCATTGAGCTGAAGCTTGGCATTCACACATGGGTTACCGGCCAAAAGAGGCGCAGTATGATCGTAGTTCAAAGATCCAAGAACATCAGTGTAATTGGAGAACTGGTTGTTCGCAAGTACACCTTCGAGATCGTCAACATCAGAGGTGGCGATCAAATGCTCGTGCTGGATAACCCAGATCAATTCCTTGACAGGGTGATTGAAATTCAATCGAATCTTGTTGTTGGTAGTAGTGATACCTTCGTCACCAGTGAACTGCAACTGCTCGATCAAGTATTCGTGAGAAACCTGGGCGAAACGTCGTCGTTCATCAGTATCAAGATAGATATAATCAACCCAGAGGGATGCACTATCCATAGAAAGATTGGTCAAGCATGGATCAGCGGTGATAACCAACTGAGATGCAGACTTGAACTCAACATTGATCTTAACTTCGTGGTACTGAAGAGCGATCAAAGGGAGAGAGAGACCGACGTTGCGGTTGAACCAGAACTGCAAAGGCACATAGAGTGTCTTGCCTGGCTTGTTTTGAGTAGACCACTGCTGGAGAGCTCCGGGAAGCTGAGTATCAGTTCCAACGGCTCCACCAATCATCTTCTTGTAACCGGCCTGTTGACCAGCAGGAACAGTGAGTTCCGACCAGATCTGCAACCAGTCACCATATAACTTATCAATGCGCTGACCACCAATCTCGACCTCAAAATTGTCGAGCATATGGTGACCTACGTCATCGATCCAGCGAAATGCGTTGGGTTTACCCCTCCTTTCGGAGTATTTATCAGGATTTAACCTGGGGACTAGAGCACACCTTAAGCCAGTAACATATTTTCATATTTACCGACCCATTGACATCTGCTCGTTGAACAGCACTCATAAGATTTTTAAAATCCCTTAGAGCTTGGCTGCTGATTGTCCATTTTGATCCTCAGATCTCATTCACACACATTTTCACCATACCCCAGAAGCTCTGGGCCATATACAAGTTTCCCTATATACTTGGTAGTGTGGACTTTAGGATGTTCCAGCAATTTGACAATGTCGCCCTCGGAATAACTAATTTATTCCTCGGACTAGCAACTGTGGTTGATTATTATATCCCTATATAATAACTCATTTGGTACCACTAACGGGCTTTTAGTACAATTATTTCCAATTCTTGTACCCCGATTGCTTTTCTGCCCCATCTATTTCGAGGCGCACTGGCATTCTACCTTAGGCAACTTGGCCTGTAGATAGATGCGGTTGATTAAATCTCCGTTTCGAGAGATGAGCGCTGTTACACGCTTGCCGAAATCGGCCTGACCATTAACGTTTATACCCCACCTTTCAGTGTATTTATTAGGATTTAACCTAGGGACTAGAGCACACCTTAAGCCGGTAACATATTTTCATATTTACCGACCCACTGACATCTGCTCGTTGAACAGCACTCATGGGAATTATTGTTTCAAATATTCTAATGCATTAATCAATCGTTGTTCTTGACTGATTGCATTAGATAAGAAATACCTAATTTTTTTACCTGGTACTTTTACACAATATCCATCCTTGTATTTTTGGACATAGTTTGGTAAAGTTCGCAGATTTTTAGGTTTTAAAGGCTCTTTTAAACCATTCAAGTAGTTTAAATATTCTAGAGCTTTTTCATACTTCTCTTCCATTTTTAATGTAGAATCACTGAATTTTCTTTCAGGTCCCATTGGATGATTACAAACTCTGTATCCAACTAAATTTTCATCATTTTTGTATTCTATTAAATACATTGGTAATGAATTGTTTTTTTTAGTTAGTGAAAGTTTCAATTTAGTACTTTGTAATACTATTCGACCTTTAAGGCTATTTGAAATTTTCATTTTTGTTATATCCGAATGTTTCCCTGAAGAACCTCCAATTTTTATATTGTATCCAAATTTTGGATCAGATGACAGATATACATCTATGAATTGTTCTTCATATTTATCTAAATAACTATCATTGCATAATATCAATACATTCACGATAAACTTATCATGTCCATATTTTCTTATAGCATTATTTAATGCTACGCAATGATCTTTATTTGGATCGAAGGCATCATATTTGTGATCTCTCCATCTTTCCTCTAATGAATACATAGTTTGACCTACATAATTCTTTCCGGAAGGAGAAGTTGCTATATAAATTATACCCATTAAGATAATATCTATATTCAATTTTTTAATTCCTTTAGAGCTTGGCTGCTGATTATCCATTTCGATCCGTAGATCTCATTCGACACACATTTTCACCATACCCCAGAAGCTCTGGGCCATATACAAGTTTCCCTGCATACTTGGTAGTGTGGACTTTAGGATGTTCCAGCAATTTGACAATGTCGCCCATCGAATAACTAAAATTACTCTTTGGACTAGCAACTGTGGTTGATTATAAATATATCTTTTTAATTCAATCATATTATAACTCATTTGGTACCACTAACGGGCTTTAAGTACAATTATTTCCAATTCTTGTACCCCGATTGCTTTTCAACCCCTAATTTGAGGTTTGTTCGATAGACTCCATGGCGAAGTTGGTGTGTCGGCGATAGACAACCTTGAAGAAAGTGATTTGGGGGTTTCCAGTGAGATAGATATCCTGGGCACCGTAGGCGACGAGTTGCATTAGACCTCCAGACATGTTGTTTTTATACTATAATTAAATATTTTTTTTACCAATATCAGATTCATACGAATAATATACTCTTCATCTATTTCATTACAAAGTAAATCTATTTAACATTAAAAAGATTTGGAAATATACTCCACGAGAAAATTCTAAAACTAATAAATATTTATCAGCTTATAGATTTACTTTAGACTAACTCGGATTTTGGGGTTCAGCTATCTCAATCTTTCTCAAATTAGCCACAAGCTCTTTATAATGTCCATTTATCGTTATACCTATACTACTTTTATCCAATTGTATCTTAATTATTTCTTTAACCATTCTTCGTGATGTCTTATTCTTATAATGTTTTATAGTCACAGAATCATACAAATCTAATTTATTGATCGGACCTACCATAATTATCACACATTCGTTTGTTTCTCTACAACCAGAACGAGGACAAGTACAAGGTGAAATCAAACAATCTCTATCATCACTTTCTACTAAATCACTCTCATATAGATCCAATAAAAACTCAATCAAATCAGTTGGATCATCATAACAATATTTCCTCCAGTAATTTACCTCATCAAAATAAAATTTAGTTTCATTATCTTCATGTAAATCAATATACTCTAAACAATATACCAATCGTGTCCTATTTTTCGCTTCTACTATCTTCTCTACCAATAAATCCATTATCTTTACTATATATTCAATCAAATTTTGGATATAAAATCTGCCTATTCTATTTAGGGTGTAGAAAGTGAATTATACTACGCCGAGTTGATTTAGTTTATTATATGCTCCTCGATAAAATCATCTTTTTGATGCACTATTACTTTGTTTGTATCTATTTACTGACACAGAATGCCTCGCGATGATGAAATTGCGATGCTGGAGTGCAAGGATGGGAAGTGGATTATTCAATGGGTTCAAGGCCAGAATTATCCTTCAAAAAGTCGACGTCAATTTGGTATTTACGACAAAGATACTGCCTTGAAAGTAGCTGCGGATCTAGATCGAGAACACTACTCTGATGATTTTGGAGCTGTTCAACACGGAATAACCGTTCATCCGTATGATGATTCGTATGATGATTCGCATGAACTCATTCATCAAAAAAAAGAGCAAAATAGCTCTAGGTGTTTGGCGTTAGTTTTTTTCGTTTTTTTCTCACTATTTTTAGCTATGTACTATCATTTTGTCCTTTAGATAAAAATGCTTTTGTTTGGTGATTTGTTTTTGCTTTGCTTTGCTTTGCTTGTCTAAAGAAAAGCATTATTTTTACCAACAAAAATTGATTGAATTTTTTCATATATATTATATGGCCTATGGTGATAATTATCACGTTGGATTTTAATCCGAATTTAAAATGGTGGGCATATCACAGTAAAATAACTTGGAGCAAGGGCTCAAGTTATCAAAAAATGCAAGTAATTAGTATAATAAATACTATATACTAGTTATTCGCTTTGGATTAAATCTAAAGCTAAATTATATCATACAAAAATTGATTGAATATATTAAAAGAATATATTAATTCAATTAAATATGTTTCCAATTCGTTTTTTGAGCACTCGTTTTTTGAGTAAAGGAGGTTTTGGTATGGCTTCAGCTGGTGTATTAAGTGCTTTTACGATAGATGAAGCAAAAAAACAGGGAAATACGATTGAAAATGAGGATATAAAAAAGACATTGGCGGAGTTGAATATAGTAGAAGAAAAGTTAAAAAAGCAATTAGAAGAGGAAAAAAAAAAGCAATTAGAAGAGGAAAAAAAACTGGAGAAACAAAGATTACAAAATGAATTGTGTGGAAAAAACAGGCATCGTGACATGGAAGAGGCGATTGCTAAGGCA